CATTAAAGATTCTCATATTCGTAGGTGTGAAAGAGTTCATCAGCCACCTGGGCACCAACATCATTGATTTCTACTAGAATAAATGCTTCATTATAATTTTTTGCCATATTGAAACAAATGCCCGCGTACATCAAAGGGGGAACTTCATTGTTCTTATATGTTGCGGCAACTCGATGCGGATATTCGGTTACGTCGAATATTGAGAATGCAGAGGCATCCAAATGACGACCTCTTGATACGTCAACAGTCATGGTATATACGCGATCTTTCTCTGGAGTTTTGTAGACCTTTAGCCCAGCGAATTCGCCTTCATATGTCTTTATTGGAATGTCATATGTAAGCGTTGCCATGGTTGTTGCTGACAGTAATTGTCTACTCGAACCCATGAACTCAGCAAGAATTTCCTGTGCTCCCTTTTGTTCACCCAGAATCGCCATCTGAGACTCGAACCATTTCTGATCTCTTCCAGGAGTTTGATACCAATGAACACGAACTGGATTGAAACCGTTTATTCCTTTTTCTGCATCAGACCAGAACTTGTAAAAATGATTGAAACCATTAGGCGTACTGGTAAGAATTACGCGGGCATCCCGTGAAGCCGTAATTGTTGGATATACCGACGTGAAGAATTCCTCAAAGGCTGTATTCTGAATGAACGCCATTTCATCGATATACAGAAGATTGATTGTTTTACCACGAATACCAGTACTTGATGTGGCAGCACCGAATAACTTTGAACCATTCTCTAGTTCAATCGATCTTCTATTAAAAACCTTGACGCCCATCTGCAACCACTTAGGAAGATTCTCATATGACATTCTGATACGTGATAGAATTTCATCGGAGGTTGCTTGCTTATTGGCGAGAACAGCAACAGACTTATTATCGTTGAATATGATATACCAAACGAAAAATGCAGCGGCAGTTTGGGTTTTGCCCTGCTGCCGGGCTGTTCGAACGATAGAAAATCTGTTATGATAATATGAATCGACCATCTCTTTCTGATAGTCGTACAATTCCATAAGGACTACACCGCGATCAGGGTGAACTACCTTGACGTACTTACATATAAAATATATCGGGTCCTGGGAACACTTGATATATTCATCAAGCATTTCCTCAGTATATTCGATGGGTGAATTTACAGGTCTAAGATTGGGGTTCGATTTAAAGGAAAGATGCTGTAAATATTCCTCAATTTGGGATAATTCTATCATTTATCCTTCTTACGCATATAGACCATGATAAACTCGGACTGAAAGAACAAATTCTATGAATGTTTTCATACTTTATACGGATTCTTCCAAGCGTCACCCGGGTCCCGGAATACGTCCTTTGCTTTTACTCGCCGGATTCCGCCGGCGAGTTCATCTTTATCCTGTACCTTGTGTTTGATAATATGATCACCATTCTTAGTATCAGTTTGAAGATACGTTGCAGTTCTAAGCGTATGCCCATTTTCCCTATGATAAACAGAATCTCCGCGTTTTAGCCCTGTAGCGGGTTCTTCCGGGTCGGTTACCCATTTTGCTTCTTTTACGAACTCTTTGAATGTTTTCATTTATTACCCAATCTCTCTGTGATTAGTTTATTAATATCGTTGCCTGAACCGACAAATATTGCTGTATTATTCATTACTGAGGCTTGCGCGGCCGCAGTCGGCGAACTATTGCCCTTCCGAGCGGTCTTTACGTCTTCTTTATCCTTACCTAGTTGCATTAGTGTTTTATTTAATGCAGCCATTTGACCAATAAGCCCACCAACCACTTCATATGCACGTGGATTCTCCGACTGTTCGGCCACGCGCAAGGCACCTTCTAACGCCATCTTACCTTGTTCCATGATCGAATATAAATTCAGACGAGCGTATGCAAAATCTGGATCCTCTGGAGTTTCAACTTCTTGAGGCATAATCGCAGACAAACTTAGCTCAGCAGAATGAATATCTGATGGTACTATGTTGAGCATCTTTTCAATTTCTTTCATAGTATCGTCCAGTTTGCAGCAATCGTATAAGCATCCGTCTTATTTGCTGTTCTTGGCACGACAACAGAATTATTTGTTTCCATTGGAGTACCGTCCATCGTGTTGATATTTGCAATCGTTTCCTTAATGACTCCAACATTATTAGAAGTCGGTCCGAACAGTTGAACGTCCATCGCAAACGTATATGTATCGATTATCCGTCTATTTGAATGAAGATCATCATAATTATCTTCACCAATTATACTCAACAGAGTAACAGGTACGTCCATCGAGAAGTTGTATCCGGGAAGAAGCAAGTAATTTAACGCCAATGATGGAGTGAAGTAAGGAAGAATTTGTTCCTTAATCTGTAGCGAATCATCAACAGTCTTGCAGTATGCCGAAAGTTCAAATGTAAGTCTCCAAGGTGCAGGTGAACCCACTGTTTTTGGTACTCCACAGTTTATAAGCATATGATCGAAGTGATTGCCGATTTTCTTTCCTGCTTGATATTCCATTGATATGATATCAAATGAAATTCGAGGCAACTCCGCTTCGAACTTTTTCAGAAACTCGGGGTCACCTTGAATACGTTGTAACCACTGTTGTTTTCTGGCAAATGAAATGGGAACTTCAACGTTTCTGATAGCCTTTCCTGTTGATTCATAATCGACTAGATGAATTCCGGAGAAAAGATTACCGAATGCAATGACCGCATTACGTATCGATTTATGGTAGTAAGGATTATTTTTGAACATTATAGTAGACTATTGAACGGATCATTGTCGTTGAACTTGATCGGTCCAACCGCGATATTGAGTGCTGCCGACGAATCATATTGTAGAGGAGATGCATTTGAATGTTCTTGGAAAATCGATGAACCATCTTCCTGTAGAAGTCTAAATCCACTTTCCTGCATCAATTCGAAGTCATATTGATTTGTATTGACTAGATTGATTGCATCATCAAGTTCGGTAATACCCGTGGTGCCAACGTCATTAGCAAATTGATATTGTTCAGTGGTTATTTTGTAAGAATACGTCATCTTACCCAACTGGACAAATTGCCAATCGAAGTCTATATAAACAATATTATAAAGGCGTTTAGTAATCGGATCATATATCAAATCGCCTTCTTGCGGACGATCGCCACCATTCATCATGACGGAAGCAATCGCATCCTTCTCCACTGCCCATCTAGTAACCGATATTTGAAACACGATCTGGTTGCGAATTTCAAGACCGAACTTCGAAATCATTTCTTGTTGACCCTGGAATCCAGAGAACGAGTCCTGATAAATTTCAATCTCGATATGCTTGTCAAACTTTGAAACGACATCCTCACCTAACACTAGATCAAGATTCTGAGTTTGTCTTGGAAGATAGAATGCATTGAACCCCGAGACTTGTATGGCTTCCGTTACGATTCCCTGTAACAGAGTCTGTTCATTCACCGGTTGCTTATTGAAGTATGGATTGGCTAGACCTGCCATTCGTTATCCTAACATCATTTGCAATGGAGCTTGGTTATTGATCATGTCGGCTTCAAGTTCCTTGAGTGCTTCCGTGGCCTCTATCATGATGTTTTCGCCGTTTAGATATGCACCACCAGGAAGCGCCAGATCCTTGTACTTGCGAAGATTGTTTCCCCATTGAAGTTTTACCTTCTCTGTGGCATACTTCTTAATCCAGATATCATTATAAAGATCGGTATACGTTTCATCATCAACGATACGATATACTTCAATAACGACATATTGCCCAGGGACGACCTCGGCATTCCAATCAATGTCCAAATATAGGTTTCCCATACGACGATTGAATCTGAATTGCTTCTCTTTACGTAGGAAGAAGTCCAACATTGAAATGTATTCCATTGACATGGTGAAATAACTCATGTTACCGCCAGCCAAATTTCTTAGATCATTCATGCGTAGTTGATACGTAATATCAAACAATCCATCGCCGTATGATGGCTGCCAAGGTAGAACACGCTCAATACCAACAATATCATTTCCGATAGGAATATACTTGTTATCCGCGTCGCCATACACAATCGCAGTCACCGTACATGTGCCACCAGTAAACTCCAATATATCGTTAACTAAGAAAAGGTTGCCCGTAGTCTTTGCTACGTATACGTCATTTCCCGAAATCGATAGCACGGAAGCACTGCCACCACTCGTGCTAAGTTGAATTCCTACAGAAATTCCAGTAACGGAGTCAACAGTGATTTTCGTAGCGGTGAACTGGTGCTTCACATAGTCACGAGTGATACCGTCTGGATGATATTCTTGAAACATTCGGATGGTGTCGTCAATTGCGTCAGATAATTGTGCATCAGCAACCTCGATATTGATTACCGGAGCACCTAATTTTCTAAGTGCGTAATCAGCCAAATCCTGTCTTGAATATATTGCCATGTTAGTTTGTCACAATCGAGTAAGTTGTTTTATATGTTGTTGACGTTGGACAGTTTGCGAAGACTGTGCATGTTCCGGATAGATACGATGCATAGAACGTCGGAACGTCTGTGAATGTTCCTATAGTGATCGTCGCATATTCATCGGTTATGAACAGAAGTTTCGTAATCATTTTAGCCGAACAAGGTTCGGCTAAAATCATCAACTCACCACCCCCGTCTGTTTGACGCCATATTTATACTGTGTTATTTTGACTGTTTGTCGATGGCGATTGTTGAGCGATCTACAGCCTGCCTTAGTTGAGAATTTGATTGTTGAAGTTCTGTGATCAGGGAATGGTGATCATCCATGGATATCTTGATATACAACTCAACCCCACCTGCGATTGCGGCAAGAACAAACCATGCACCAAAACTACGATTCAACCACTTTGTTAATTCAATCTTGGTTGCTGTATTTTTCATATTGGCAGTAGCAAATTTACTTTCACAATCATGTATAATCTTGTTTTGTTTAGTCTCACATTCAGCAGATACCTTAGCCATCTTTTCGATCATGGAAGTCTTCATCACATTCATATCCTTACCGAATTCCTTGGCGATATCATCAACCCGTGCTTGTATCCTTACAACTGACGCATTTGAATCGGTTTCGATCTGAGCTAGTCGTGCTTTCATGTCAGAGATATCATCCGAATGTCGTTGTTGACGCTCATTCATGGCGGACATATGACGAGTCAATTCAATCAGGGTATTGAGTCTCTTGGTGTTTTCTTCGATGAATCGTTCAAGGCGAGATTCAATTTTGTCCATACGATCAATCACATAATCAAGTGCAGGTTGTTCGTTAGCCATATGAATAAGATGTTGTTAATATTACAATTATTTATGCTGTCGCAAGAATCTGAGCAGCACGCCCTGACGCAAGCAATCCGGCAGCTTCAAGAGAATTCAATCCAGAGATAGTCTGCGGATCGGTCACATTTATTTCTTGGGCAAGTTTAAACATGTCTAGCCAAACTTCTACGTCAGCAGTTGTTTTTGCTGCGGTATATATGGATGCTAGTTCTTCCAT